ATGAAGAAACTGGCGAAATGATTCCGAATGAAAACGGAATTAAGTTTATTTCTATGTGTCGTGAACAGGTTAATTCAAGTGGAAAAGTGATTGCTGGAACTGATGGAATTACGATTGCTTTTAATTCAGTTATTCATTTGGATACATCTGTTTTACCAATTGGTTTAGGAAAAACTATAGTAGTTTCTAACGATCTAGAAGGTAAGGACGTAAGGATTAAAGGTAGTGTTCTAAGATTTACGCAAGGACTTTTACACAATAGATTATGGGTATAAAGCCAAATTTCTCAAACAAAGATTTAGATAAGTTAAATCAAAAAATCATTGATGATACGCTTCAAAAATGCATTAAAGCTTATTTATATTTAGGGGAAAATGTAGTTTCTCATGCAAAAGAAAAAGTAGGCTTTACGGATCAAACAGGAAATCTAAGATCATCTATTGGGTATGTACTTTTCGTGAATGGTCAAGTTTACAAAGAGTTTTACGAAGGTAAAGCAGTTGGAACATCCGAAGGAAAACAATTCGCACGAGAATTAGCATCAAGGGCGAAAAAAGCAAAATTGGTTTTAGTATTTACAGCTGGGATGAATTACGCTTATTCTGTTGAATCAAGAGGTTATAACGTTCTAGCAGCGTCTGAGAATTATACAAAACAAGTAGCTGATATTATAATCAAACAAATGATGAAATGATGTATGATATTTTCGATGCAAATGAATTGCTTTTTAAAGTTTTAAATATTGATGAGGTGAAATCTGCAATTAAAGGAAAGTTGTATAATGATAGTCGTCCAATAAATTCACTGAACGAAGACATTGTCGTGAATACTATCACAATTACAAATGTTTTTAAGCCGCAATTAGCAACTTCAAATATTAACGTTTACGTTCCGGATATTGAAGGAATCAAAAATTCAAGACGATTAAAAGAAATATCGAGAGTTGTTCGTAAAGTATTTGAAGAACATCAATTCATTGGTAAATCAGTTTACATTTCAGATTTAGGAATTATTCAAGAACAAAACGGAAAAGAACATTATGTAAATCTTCGTATTCAATGGAGGATTTACGATCAAAAAACAAACTAATAATTAATTTATAAAAAACGATATTATGGCAACATACACATTTGGTTTAGCCAAAGTAATGGTAGCAGAAGTTTCAGCTGACGGAACAATGCCTGAAACTTCAACAATGACAAAAATTGGTGAAGTATTCGAAGATTCTGGTTCTTTAGAGCAAGAAGAAGGTGAAACGACAGAATTTAAAGAAGAAGGTAATCCAATTCCTAAGGTTGTAATTACAAAACAAGGTAAAATTACATTCAAATTTAATTTAATGAATGTAGATCCTAAAATGATGGCTGATTATATTGGTGGTTCTGTAAACGTAACTTCAAAAGAATGGGAATTTGATGGAAAAGCTAAATCAGTTGAAAAAGCATTATACATTCAACCTGAACAAGGTTTGTATTTTAAAATTCCTAAAGCTTCTATTTCTGCTGTACTTTCAGGTGAAATGAATCAAAGTAATTTAATTACAATGAACTTTACAGTAACTCCATTATCTCCAGGTGAAGGTAAAAAATCAGTTTTGGCTGGAAATGTATCAGATTTACCAACGGGTTAAACAATTGATTTAATATTTTATACAAAAAAACCACTCTTTACGAAGAGTGGTTTTTTTAATCTCTATAAGAAATTTTCAAATTACCAGAATGTAATGCATTGTAAAAATATTGGTGAATATTATAGCTTTCTTTTAAAGTTTTGTAATTAGATTCATCAATTTCAATTTCTAAATATTTACAAATCTCCTCGAAAATACTATTTATCACTTCAATTAAAGGATGGATGTCTTTTAGATTAAAATTTTCAATATCATTAATATTATGATGTGCATATTTATTATCTCTAAAAGTTATGATTTTATTAAATGATGGTTTCAGTTGTTCTAATTTGCTTAAATCTAATGTTTGTCTAAACGGATGGCCAGATAGAGTACTTTTGAATTTATAGAAATTTAAACAATCGTTACTACTATTTTTAGTTAATTGAGCTATATCAATGGCTAATGACCTGCAAAGATCATAGTAAATAAATTTAAAATGTTTTTCAGGCATTTTATCTACTATTGATTGGTTTATAAATCCTTCCAGATTGTATCTGTAAATATTTATCCTTGAAACAATTTCTCTTAAACCATCTACTTTGTTTTCTAAATCTTCTCTTGTTAAATTCATTTTTAATTGTGTTTTCACAAATATACTAAAATGTATTTTCCCCCGTAACTCACTCTTAACTCAGCCGATTTTACAATAACAAATCCTTATCCCTTCGCCACCTTTGTATAAATCGAAATCCATGGATCAAAAAGATATACAAAGAGAAGAAATCAAGACTTTAATCGAAACTCCTTACGAGTTTGAAGTTGAATATAATAAGAAAGTAATTGTTCAAGAAAAGTTCTTTTTTGGATTAATTCCGTATGAAAAAAGATTAAAGAAGAAAGTTAAAGAAAAGTTCGAAATCAAACCTTGTACATTATCGACTTTGGACCGACTTTGTCAATATCAAATCGAACTATTTATCGATAATGATAAACTGAATAGTGAAGTTGATATTTTCAATGAAACGAAGCTAATTGCTGCCAAAAATTCAAAACTGATGGCAAACATCGTTGCGGTTGCAGTTCTTGGAATTGATTATTCAAAATCTGAATTTAAACGAGTATCATCTATTCTTTTTGATTCACTTACTCCAGCAATGTTATTCGATATTATCAATGAAATTCTAAAATCTCAAGATCTCGCAAATTTTATGAACTCTACTCGATTAGCATCGATAAAGAAGACGAGAAGTCCAAACGAAGTAGAGTAAAAGGAATGAAAAGCACATACGGAACGAGAGCTTCCATTTGCGCACATTTCGGATGGACACTTGATTATTTAGAAAATCAAATCCCTTGGTCTAAAGTAATTCGTTTGATGGCTGATTTACCTTCATACGATTATGATGATGACGAAAATACAAATACCCAAACAAAAAAAGCAGTAAAAATAACAGAGCAAAACGCAGATGACATTCTTAAAATGTTTAAGAGCTAATGGAAATTAGAAACGGAAGATTAGGATATACCCAAGATTTAGATAACCAAAAATTTTTAAATGCACTTCGACAATCAAATCGAGGTGTAACAGATTTTAACGCTCATTTACAGCAAAATTTTAATCAATCATTAATATCTGTTAATGACTTAGCTAAAGGAGTTACAGCGTTTCTAACAATTGATATGGCGCGCGATTTTGTCACTCAAATGGTTAAGATTCGTGGTGAATTTGAGCAAACAGAAATCGCTTTTAACACAATGCTTCAATCAAGGGAGAAAGGAAATGCCTTGATGAAGGAAATGGTTGAGCTTGCTAAGAATACTCCGATGCAATTTAGCGAGGTGTCGCAAGGAGCAAAACAGCTTTTAGCTTATCAAGTTGAAGCGGAAAAGCTAACGGAAACACTTTCGATGCTTGGAGATATTTCGAGCGGTCTTGGTGTGCCTATGTCACGTTTAATTTTAGTTTACGGACAAGTTAGAGCTAAAGGTCGTTTGATGGGTGACGATTTGCGTCAATTCACGGAAGCAGGTGTTCCAATGATTGCAATGATAGCTAAAAATATGGGAGTAGCTCAGTCTGCTGTTGCTGATATGGTTTCTGAGGGGAAAGTTGGATTTAAAGAAGTAGAAAAGGTACTTGAGCAATTAACATCTCGAGGAAGATTGTTCTACAACATGATGGAAGAGCAGTCTAAAACTATTCCTGGTCAAATAGCTAAACTAGAAGATGAGATTGAGCAAATGTTTAATAGCATTGGTAAAGATTCTCAAGGTTTTGTGTCTGATGTTATTGGAGGTGCTTCTACTGTTGTTGAGAATTATAAAACTATTGGAAATGTACTTGAAAAGCTTGTAATTGGTTATGGGGTTTACAGAGCGGCATTAATTGCAACAGCTGCAATTGAATCTTATAGAAGTAAAACTTTAGCAACAGAAATTGCTAGTCTTGGTATTTCTGAAAAAATGCAATTAGGTAGAGCTGCAGTTTCTGTTAGACAAGCAGAAGTCTTAAAAAGAGAAGCTTTAGCAGAAAATGAGTTAGCTTTATCTAAGGTTCGTAGTGCTCAAGCTGGTAAGTCTGCTCAACTTATAAAAAATCAAGAAGCATTATCTTCATTAAATGCAGCCCATGCTGCAAAAGTACAAGCAGAAGCAGAGGTTGCTTCTGCAACAATTAAATACAATGCGTTAAAAGGAAGTCATTTTATTAAACGAGAGCAATTAGCGTTACAAGAACTAGAAATTGCTCAAACAAATTTAGCAACACAAACTCAAAATGTTAATTCCGCAAGTGTTGCTTATAATACAGAACAAAAGAAGCTTAATGCAGTTTCTACAGAGCTCTTAAATGCAACCTTAGCTCAATCTACTACTCAAACCTCTTTAGATACTGCAAGGCGTGTAGAGAACGAAGCTGTAACTAATTTACAGACTGTTTCAAATACAAGATTAACTACAGCTCAAAGTTTAAGAGTAATTGCAACTACTGCAGCCGCAAGAGCGGAAGCAATTTTAAACGCAACAATGCTTGCGAATCCTGTTGTTTTATTATCAATTGGATTTATAACTTTTACAGCTATTTTATACAAAACGATTACTGCGCTTGATGCGACTGAAAAAGCACAACAAAAATTAATTGAAGCTGAAGGTGAAGCTCAAAAATCAATTGCTTCAGAAAAATTAGAACTTGAACGATTAATTGAAATTGCAAAAGATGATAAAAAATCTAAAGAAGAAAGAGAAAAAGCAATTGATAAAATAAATGAAAAATCACCTGAGTATTTAGGTAATTTAACTTTAGAAAAGATTAATACTCAGGAAGCTACTAAAGCTGTAAATGATTATACAGAAGCTTTATATAGAAATGCTAAGGCAAAAGCTATGCAAGTTTCTTACGAAAAGTTAGTAGCAGATGAACAAGATATTTGGACAGATTTTTATAAAAATAGTTCAAATCCTGATTTACTTCAAAGAGGATCAAATGCGTTCTGGAAAGTATTTGGTGTTGAAACTAAAAAAATTAAAAATGAAACAGATTTAAGAAATCATATAATTGAATTATATGGAAAAGATGCTGCAAAGAATGCTAAAACTTACGAAGAAAATGTAAATAAATATCTTAAATCAATCGGGCATGACGAATTAGCTTCCTTACGAACTCAGAGAGAATTAATTGGAGAGCAATTAAAAGGAATGACAACTGATTTAGAAAAAGAAACTGATAAAAAGGAAACAGTTCAAACTAAATCATCTGTTAAAAATAAAGCCTATTGGGAAGAACAAAAAAAGAAAGCTTCAGAAGCACGAGACGCCTTAGCTAATTCAGCTAAAGGAGGTTCGGAATGGAATAAATTAACCAAACAAATTGATGAAGCGAATAATGCTTTACAAGCTTATAATGATTCGTATAAAAAACCGAAAAAAGCACCAAAACAAAAAAAAGAAAAAGATCCAGTAGAAGTTTATAAAAAACAAGTTTCTGAAATTGAAAAACAATATGAACAATATTTAAAAATTTTAGATTCTAATGATGTTACATTCGCAACCGAAAAAGCCATTCTAAAAGCTCAATTATCAAGCAAAGGAGCTTCTTATGAAGAGTATTTACGTTCTCAACAAAAAGAATTAATCAAAACCGCAAAAACTTCTGATGTTGCAAGGAAAAAACTTTTACTAATCAATGATGAGCTTTTAAAACTAAGTAAACATAGCGAATTACAAATTTTCAAAGATGAGTTTGAAAATCAACTTGATGATTTAGATTCTGTAATTGAAAAACTATACGAAGTTCAAAATTTAAAAGAATCATTAAGAGGTAAATCAGATCCTTTAAGTATTAAGAAAATTGAATTTATTGATGAAAAACAAAAAGAACTTTTAAAAGATTCGGAGAGTGCCGCAAAGGACTTGATTAGAACCTTAACAGAGGAATCAAAACCATTAGACGCGATTAATAAAAAGTTTGATGCTCAATTATTTTTGCTTAAAAAGAAAATCAATGATGCGAATGAAGAGATTAGCAAACTAACTATTTCTGCAAGCTCATCAACAGATTCAAACGAACGAATTAAGATTGAAGAGCGAATTTTAAAACTTAAAAAAGAAATCCTTGATACTCAAAATTTAATTGATTTTAATGAGAGTAAAAGAACTGTTGAAACTAAGAATGTAACAAATAATGTAGATTATAATAAACTGCTTTCTGAATATCAATCTTATGAAGATAAGATTAAGGTTATTGATGATAAAATGAAGGCTGATTTATTAACGAATCAGAATTACTATGAAACAGAAAAGTTGAGATTGATTCAACAAGGTAAAGAATCAGAGATTAAGGCTTTAGATGATATTAAAAAAGCTAAAGATGCGCAGATTAAAAAACAAGCTACTGACGATACTTCGAGTATTTTAAAAGATCAGTTAATGAACTCTGAAGAGTGGGCAATGTTATTCTCAAATATGGATGAATTAACTATTCAACAGTTAGATACATTAATTGCACAAATCGAATCTCAGTTTGGGAGGTTAAAAGGTAAATTCAATCCAATTGATTTAAAAGCTATTCAAAAACAATTACAACAAGCTAAAAACATTGTTGTACAAAAGAATCCATTTTACGCTTTAGGAAAAAGCATAGGTGATGTTTTTAAAAAAACGAAAGATGGCACAAATGAAGATACAGAAACTATAATAGCAAAATGGAAAAGAGTAGAAAAGGCGACAGATGGCGTATTTGATTTTTTAAATGAAGCAATAGAATCATCTTCTGTATTAAAAGAATTTCTTGGCGATACTGCAACAAAAGCAATGGAAACAGTTAGAGCTGTAGTTGACATTACAAGTGGAGTGCTTCAGGTCGCTGAAATGACTAAAAACGCAATTAAAGGAGTAGAAAATGCCTCTGTAATCCTTGCAATTATTTCAGCAGTAATTCAAATAGCCACTAAAATAGCTAATTTATTATCTAATATTTTCTCTAAGGACAAGAAAAAACAGAAAGAAATAAATAAGCATAAAGCTGCGGTTGACGACTTAACAAATTCCTATAAAGATTTAGAAGATGCTGCCAAACGCGCACTCGGTTCTGACACTTATAAAGGTCAAAAACAAATGATTGAAAATCTGAAACAACAACAGATTGAATATCAGAAAATGATTGAGCTTGAAAAAGGTAAAAAGAAAAAAGATAATGGAAAAATCAAAGAATGGGAGGATGCTCTACGAGATTCTAAAAAAACTATTCAAGATTTACTTGAGGAAATCGCAGAAGATGTTGTACAAACAAATGCAAAGGATTTAGCGACTGAATTAGGTGATGCTCTTGTTGAAGCATTTGGAAAAGGTGAAGATGCAGCAAAGGCTTTCGCTGAGGTTGCGAATAATGTTTTAAAGAATGCAGTCTTAAATCAATTGAAAAAACAATTCTTAGAAAAGCAATTACAAACTGCTCTTGATAAGCTTTATAAAGATATGGGAGGGGATGATGAAGGTAATTTTAATTTCAACGGATTAACTCCTGAAGAACAACAAGAATTCCGAGATAAAATCAAAGAGATTTCTCAGAATTTCAGTTCAATGTTAGGTGAATATTCTGATCTATTCAAGGATTTAACTGATCCAAATGAATCTGCAATGGCTGGAGCGATAAAAGGAATGTCTGAAGAAACAGGTAACGCTCTTTTAGGTCAATTTAACGCTATTCGTATTCTTCAAAAGGAACTTGTAACCATTAATATTGATTCGAACAAAATACTCCTAAATAGCTTAGACAGATTAGCGAACATAGACTACAACACAAGAAGTGTTTTACCACTTTTAGAAAAATTAATTAACAGAATAGATAATGCAGGACGAGCTTATGGATTTTAATAATATAAAAATAGAAGCTCTAAAAAGAGCAAAACAAAACGAAATATGCGAAGAATGGGCGGTTAAAATGGAAAACGCCCAAACTCTGGACGAATTACTTGATATGTACATCAAAGGAATAGATTTTTCTTTCTCAACTGAATTTCTATCAAACGATTTTATGCGTAGAAATTTAAAAGGTAAAATGGAACATAAAGGAATTTTCCTTGATGATTCAGTTGATTTACATAATAAAAGAGATATTGTTTGTCTTGGTGATTCAAGGTTGAATTATTTAGCTGATGAATTTTCAGTTACTCAGATGTATTTACGCGATAACTCGAAAGCTCGATTAGTTGTTAGGGATAGCGCTTTTGTGATGATTGATATTTTTGATAATGTTCAGTTAGAAATCGAAGCGAGCGATAAGGCCAACATTCGAGTGAATTGCTATAAAGGTGCTAAAGTTATTTATAAAAGTAACGATGATAGTTATGTGAAAATCTCATATAAAAACTCAAAAACGTACGGATGATTCCTGTAATTTATTTACTAGATCAAATACCCTTTAAAAATTACAATGTTTATGTTTCAGAATCTTCAAACTTATTTGATAAAGCTTCTATAAAAGAAAATCAAAAGAAGGATTGGAGTGATGAACACGGTTATGATATTGACTTGCAGTCTCGATATCATAATTCAAAAACGATTACAATTGATTGCTTTATTCCTGCTAATTCATTGAAAGAATGTATTGAGAAATACAATGACTTCTATAACGCTTTAGACAAAAAAGGATCTCGAAGATTATCTATTATTGCAGGTGACTTAAGAATGGAATATCAAGTTTTCAGACAAGACACGGCTGAAAATAAATTGAATTATGATGATTCTAATGCAGTAGGTATTTTCAAATTAAAGTTAATTGAAAATATGCCTGTTAAACGCATACTTCAGTCAACTGAAAGAATTACAACAATTACTTTAAAATCGAAAAAGGTTTTAGTAATTAATTGGGGAGACGGAATCGAAGAATATACTTCTCCTGATAAAGAAATCTATTCTCATACATATTTGACTACAGGTGTATTTTACCCAATGATTTTAGGTGATTTAGATTCAATCACAACGTTTAACTCAAATGCTACTATTCTATGGAACAGATTTTAGTTAAGCGCGCAAATAACTCGGAGTATTTACTTGAAGATAAAAACAAAGGAAGTTTTATTTCATCAATCATTCAATCAACAGAATTAAGGAGTAATGATGTTATTAATATTGAGCTTTCAAGCCGTGAATTTATCAATTTTACTATTGGTGATTCATTTCATTATTTAGGTCAAAAATATACTTTAAATCAGATCCCGCGATACTTTAAAAATAGTTCAAATGATTTTCAATTTTCAATAACATTTGAAGGTGTGATGTTTGATTTACGCCGCGCTTCTTATGATGTAAATATTGATACAACAGGCTCGGCGGTTTATGGTGAAACTTTAACAGCGGATTTAGAATTATTCGCTAAAATTTTAATTGAAAATATAAATCGCGTCTTTCCTGGTAAATGGGTTTTGGGAGAATTACCAGAAGAAGCAGAAACGAAAACAATTACTTTTTCAGAAGAAGAAAATTGCTTGGCCGCTCTTCAAATGTTTTGCGATGAATATGATACTGATTTTATCATTAAAACAAATAACAACGGAGTTAATATTCTAAATTTTAAGCAAGTAGGAAATGAGATTCCTTTAGAGTTTAAAGTTGGTTTTCAAAAAGGACTTTACACATTAACTCGAGAAAAAGTTGATGCAAGTGATATTATTACACGTTTAAAAGTTTATGGATCGGATAAGAATTTAGGCACTGATTACCGTGCTAATCGATTAGTTTTAAATGATAAAAACAAACCAAATTCTTACATTGAAAATATTCAAGCAGTTGCTAAATATGGGATTTATGAGTCTACAAAAATCTTTGATGATATTTATCCAAGACGAAAAGGAAAAGTAACTTCTATAAATTCAGAATCGCCTTACAAGTTTTCTGATATATCAATGGATTTTGATTTAAAAGAAAGAGATGAAAACGGAACCAAATATCTTTTAAATGGAGTAAATGCAAAAATTCATTTTAATACAGGAGATTTAGCAGGTTATGAATTAGAAATTCACGATTACAATCACGAAACAAAAGAATTTCATATTATCAAATTTACAGATGAAAATGGATATGAATTTCCTTCAAAAGATAGTGATGCGTTTAGAATTGGTGTTGGTGATGAATATGTGATCTTAGATATTCAAATGCCACAAACATATATCGATAACGCAGAAGCTGAACTTTTTGAAAAAGCAGACGAATATTTATCAGATAAGCTTGAGCCAAATATTCAGTATCTACTTGATGTAGATACGTTACATCTTCAAAGAATTTTAAATGATACTGTTACGCAATTCTTTTCAATTGGTGATTTTATCAAAGTTGTTGATGAAGATTTTGATATTAATCGCTATATCAGAATTAAATCTATTGAAAGAGATTTAAGAAATCCATTTGATTATAAATTAACGCTTTCAGATTCAAAAGTCACAAACTTTTTGAGCGGAACTATTCCAGGAGAAATCAATACGATTAAAAACATTATAAAACTAAATAATCTAAATGATCCTGCGAAAGCTCGCCGTAATTGGAAAGATGCGCAAGAGGTTTTAAATATGGTTTTTGACGTTGAAGGTGATTATTACACTGAGAAGATTAAGCCAAATTCAATTGAAACAACTCACCTGCAAGTCGGTGCTAAGTCAATGCAATTTAACCTTATCGATTCATTTTTCGAACCTAATTTTGAAGGGAATCCAAATAAAATAAGATGGTCTACTTGTAAACTCGTTCATTTTACTATTTCTGATAAAATAGTTGATTGGCAAATTCAAGGAGGTCAGAAGGATTTAGAGTCGAATAAACCTTATTATTTGTACGCAAAATGCAACAAGTCAAATAATATAGGTGTAATTGAAATAACGGAAACGCAGTACGTAGTTGATCAAGGAAATTTTTATTATTTCTTAATCGGAATAATTAACTCTTATTCGGAAGATTTAAAGGCGCGTGAAATCTCATTGATGTATGGATTTACAACAGTTTCGGGAAGATTTATAAAAACGGGACGTATTGAATCGAGTGGTGGTGGTACTTATTTTGACCTTGATACAGGTGAGATTAGTGGTAACTTTTACATCAGATTCTCCTGCTTTAAATCAGATTGATGAACGAATAGAAGAAATTTTTGGAGACGATTCTCTAACAATTTACATTGAATCAAGTAAAGGTGATTTGCTTGACTTAGATGACTTAAACACAACGTTAACGCCTTATGTAGACCGTTATTTTAATGATGCCACAGATAAAGTTACGTCGTGGCAATGGTATAGAGAAAGTGGTATTACACAAGAGGATAAAGATGCAGACGATATTTGGGCAATAGATAAAAATAATCGCATATTAAACCTTACAGCAGAGGATTTTACACATAACATTTTTGAGCATGGTGTGACTTTTATTTGTGAAGCACGTATTGAGAAAATAATTTTAAAAGCAAGAGTAAGAATATAATGAAAACAGGAACTACAAACATTAAAATAAACTACAAACCCTTAAACGCAACTAAAAGTCTTAGGGTTTTAAGCGGTTCTGAGCGTCAGAACTACAATGCCGATACAATGACGTTTGAGTCAGATAGACGCATAGACCCGTTGGTTGTAATGGTAGAGTGTGGTGTAACAGACCCACACAATCTAAAAAACGGAAACGTTAATGCAGACTTAAATTCTGTAAGCTGGAAAATATCTGAAAATGGAATTTTAAAAGATATTTTAGAAAGTGATTCAGATTTTAAAATTGGTAAAAATGCAAATAAAGGGCAATTAACAATTTATAAAAACATCTCTGATTTAGAGCCTGTAACAATTTTATTTACATCAAAATATTTAGAGCCTATTTCTAAACGTGTGGTGAATTTTCAAGAAGATTTTGATTTAATCACCTTACCTATTGCTCAAACTCCTGTAATACTTGAAGCAACTACTCCAGTAGGTGGTACTTTGTT